ACAATGGAAACTAGCCGAGCTGTACGAGATGGCAAAGAAGATTGATCCCGATACAGCGTCCGCTATAAGCATGGCCGAAGATACCTTGAGGAGAAGCAAATGACAGTACGGGTACATCTACAAAGCGAAACGGGCTCTTGGTCCGAGGAAATCGGAACGTTTACGTGCGAAGAGTATTACGAGGTCTGCATCACGGCCCTCGAAACATGGGCCAAGAAGAATGGCCATATAAATACAGAGAGTTTGGAAGAACCGCCAAATGAGCTACGTATCGCTAAGAAAGTTTTACTGAGCTTGATAGATGACTCTTACGACACGCTCCGTAATTGTCCCGAGGCCCGACAAGATCCGTCCAACATACACGCCACAGTAAAAGAACTAAAAGGCGCGATTGACGAAATCGATAGACATATTAGTATGGAAGACGATGGAGCAGATACTTAGATATATAATAGAGTATGGGGAGCGCGGCTTGCTCCCCGATGATGACGAAACGCGGAAGATAATTAAAATAGCCAAATATGTACAGCACACTAACCTAGTTTATATAGCGCAAGACTTTGAAAATTTAGCCGACATGATACTGCACGAGGACCGAGATGGATATAAGAAGCACTAAAATAGATAAATCAAGCATTAGAAGATCTAAATACCGCGTAAGACGCATCGGTAATTATAATATAGAAGCCATCAAACATATGGGTAAGCTCAGTTTGAAGATCGAAACTATCAGAGATCAGGTAGAAAATATGATACTAGAGCATAAAAAGATCAATATTAATAGTCCACAGATCTCGGCTCACGAAGCGTCGTACAATGTCGGGGCCGTAGAAGCCCTAGAAAAAGTTTTAGAAAATTTAAAAAAAGATTGTAAGGACTTTGCCTGACGCATACGTCATTAAAGAAGTAGTCGGGCCTGACAAAAAGGTCCGCTACTATATAGAGGGGGCGGGCCACCCTATCACAAACAAGGTCGATAATCGAAAAGACGCGGAGCAGATGCTCAAGAAACAAATCGAGTTTGGAGATGGTCGTTTCCGTAATTACTGGCATTTGTTAAAAAATTAAGGGGTTGACATTATCTTATAAGTATGTTATAATGGAGTTGTAGCTCGGAAAAGAGTTACTTTGCTATTTGACATCGTTAAACCAAATCCGTAGCCGATCTCGGCGATAATCGGACGTTACTGTAAACCTTAATTATGGGAGTAAACATATGACTACTTTTGTTTATAACGACGGCGGGCGAAAGCTCGCGGGCCGAAAAGGGGATACTGGAGATTGCGTCACGCGGGCCGTGGCCATCGCTTCAGGCTTACCTTACTTAGAGGTCTATAATGTTTTGGCCGAGGGCAATAAAAACCAACGGCAATCAAAACGTACTCGGGACAGCCTAAAAGGCAAACGGACCGCGAGTAACGGCATCTACGTTCAACGTAAATGGTTTAAAGACTATATGAAAAGTATAGGCTTTGAATGGGTACCCACCATGCAAATCGGTCAGGGCTGTCAGGTCCACCTAAGAGCTGACGAACTGCCTAAAGGTCGATTAGTATGTAATGTATCAAGACATTGTGTAGCGGTAATCGACGGCGTGATTAACGATACATATGACTGTAGCAGAGAGGGAACTCGATGCGTATACGGGTACTGGATAAAAAAACCAAAACAGGAGGTAAAGATGACCAAACAAACCGTGACTAAGGAAGAAGCGGAGAGCCTCAAAAAAGAGGGCTTCGACGATGAACTAATAAACAAGCTTTTCAAAAAGAAGCGAGTTTATAACTTCTCTCAGGAACAAGTAAGACAGTACGCGATTAGGGTACTGGCGGTCTTGCCAACACTTTCTCAGGCCCAGAGAAAAAGGGTACTGAAAAAAGCTGTTGAAATGGACAGTATTTAAAACTATGGGGCAATAGAGATATTGCCCCTTTTTTGTCGATCCCGCTCTATATGACGTTCAGATATTTTTTTTTATTAAACTTTTGTAAAATAGGCGGGATAGGCGGGATGGCGGGATAAACGGCCTGAAGTGCCTTATTTATATATAGAAGATCTATACCACTACTATAACGTTAGTGAAAATGGAGGTGGTATAGTTAGTTAATGGCCAAAAGGTCTTATAGGGGTCTGAGAATTTTTTTTATAATTTTTTTTAGCTGAGTATATATAAGGGCTGAACAAACAATTAGGGTTGACAGTCTTATATAAAGTCCCATATAGTAATTGAATTAACTACTATGGAGAAAACTATGTTTACTAAAATTGAACTTTATCTTTCGTCTTCTATTAAAGACGCTGAAGACTTTCTAAAGGACAATTCTGTCCAGACCAACAATCTTAGTCATTTTCTAACTGAGCAAGCTAAAGATAAAATTAGAAGTGAAACTCGTTTAGAAATATGTAAGGGCCTTTTAAAAGTTTGTGAGAAAGAAAACAAAAAGTTAAAAACTCTATTGAATGAACTTTATAATTGGTCGGCCGCCGCTGATGAAGATCACTTGGGTTTGGGTAAAGATATAATTGACGATTTACTTGATCTTTACAATATCAGAATAAAGACCCCAATAAAGTTAAGGGGGTTCAATTGAAAAAATATAATAGTGTATGCTATCTAGGGTTTACAGTAGAGCATTTTAAAGAGGATGCGTCCGATATTACGGGGGCGGACATAAGACGTTTATTGGAAAACCGATTAAAAGTTAGCGATGAGTTATTGCTAGGGGAAGTTGTTGGTAATCTTGAAGACCCTATTGAAACTGAGATAGGTAGTGTAAAGATAGATGAACTAACCGTAAAACTACCTTTTGAAACGCATTATCACTCCGTGCATTGGTATCCTTCTAACGAATATTTTGTTGTTAGAAAAATAGGATATCAAGAAAGCATATCGCGGCATATTGATTTTTTTAGCGCCGCGAGACAGGCAAAATTATTAGATGAAGAAGGGGGGTGAGTAATAATTTTTATATTTAGGTTGTTAGGATGGATTATATACGGCCGCGACTATAATAGGTTACAACAACAGGCCGCTAACCGTCCCAAAAGAAAGAAACGCCGTTAGTTGTCAGGCCCCGTTAAAAAAATATTTGGCGGGGTCTTTTTTTACTTGATTTATCTTATATTATCTTATATCTTATCAGGCGGGGCAATGTGTCCCGTCAATTTTAACTACTAATGAGGAAAATACTATGACTATACAAACTACAACTCAAAATATTTTAGCGAATGCAAGCGCGGCCGCAGAAGAAAACGCAAACTTTGAAGGCTTCCCGCCTTTAAAAGAATGTAACTATACTGCTGAGTTTAGGCCGCTTCAATATGGTACTACAAAAAACATCGTTAAAGATGAAGCGGGAAAAGATAAAGTTACTTGGTCCGATTTTAAACCGATTGAAGCTTCAGGCGGTCAAGCTATTGTCAGGACTGATAATAATAAAGTTTTGGGCATTATGAAAAAACGTTACGCCATTGCAAATAATCCCGATATTATTGTGCCTGTTCAAGAATGTTTAGAAGATTGTTTGCCTAAAGGCGCCATGAACCGTATTCAATTAAAAGAAGCGGTATCTGATGGCGGCGCGGTTGCAAGGTTCGGGTATCATTTTGAAGGGTTAGGCCGCGAGATTAGGCAATTAACAAAAGTTCCTACCCAATTAAATTTTATGGTTCAAGTCGTTAATTCTTTTAACGGTCAAACTGCTATACGTTTACAGGCGGGGGGCTTAGATTTAGCGTGTTTAAATGGTATGACTAGTTTACTTGAATTAAAAGCGGGTACATGGGGCCATACAGCGGGATTTAAACCCGAATATATAAAGCCTTGGTTAATAGATCAAATAGCCTTTTATGAAAAGAAGGTAGAAGTTTGGCAAATGTGGGCAAATAGGGAAATTACACCCGAACAGGCGGAAAAAGTTTTAACTGAAAATTTCCCCGCTAGTAAAAGCGAAATTGCACGGGCCGAAAAAAAAGGGAAAGTCGCGGGGGAAATTCAATCTAAAATGGCCCGTTCTATGATGGAGCAATTTGAAAGTGAAGTTGCCGCGCGGGGTCAAACTGTTTGGGCTTTATATAGCGCTTTAACGTTTTATAGTTCTCATAATAGCGAATTATTCAAAGTCAAAAATTCCCCTGAATATGCGCAAGACGTCACAACGGCCCGTGACAACGTCGAAAGGACGCTAATAGAAAGAGAAAGAAAAGTTTCTGAAATAGAACGTTCGGAAAGCTTTCAAGAATTGGCCGCCGTATAGCCTTAAATAAACCTTTTAAATTTTATCGGGGCGGGGTGTTTACATCCCGCCTTTTTTTGTTTATAGTATGGGATTAAATAAAACTATATGGGATAAATATTATGACACTTTTAACAAATCCAAACAGCACGGGTCAAAAGACTAAAGGTTTAGCTATTACTTATAGAAGCGGCGCGGGTAATAAATACGGGTCTTGCCCTATTAGCTGTAAACTAAACATAAGCGGCGCGGGTTGCGGCAATACTTCAAAAGATATAGATCAAGATTATCTTGACGTTATATATAACAACGTTCCTAAAAAAGGCTTTTCTTTTACTTATTCTCATTTTCCTTTTAAATTATGGTTTAAAGATTTTCCTAAAAAAATTCGTCACAAATTCGCTGTTATAAATTTTAGTGCGGATAGTATCAAAAGCGCCTTAGATAGTTTTCGGGCGGGGGTGCCTACTGTTTGGACCGCCCCCACAACTTTTTGGAAAGACAACGAAGCAAAAAAGGTTGTAATTAAAGACGGGGTCAAATTTATACGTTGTCCTCAAGAAACGGTTAATACAACGGGTTGTAATAATTGCGGCGGGGAAAACGCCCCATTATGCGCAAGGCCCTATAGAGATTATATTGTTACTTTTACCGCCCATGGTTCAAAAAAGAAAACTATTGATAAGGGGGAAAAGGGCGGTTGCTATGCGGCGGGGGGTAATGTTAATTTACATTGGACCCGCATAAGCGAAACACCCCAAAAAGAAAAGGACCATAAAACATTGAAACGGTTTATAAAATCACTTGCGCCGCGTACCGTGTTGAGACACCACATTGCGGGGGATATAGGCAAGCTTTAGATTAATCCTTTTATATGCCCTAAATTAGGCCCCTATACGGGGCCTTTTTTTATTCTTGTATTACATCCTATAATATCTTACAATGCCCCATACGGGGCAATCCCGCCCCGCTTTAACTACGAGGTAAACACTATGGAACTACGCGAAGTAAACAAAAACAAAATTGAATATTTCAAGTTTAATGAAAACTCAAATACTGTTTGGTTTATTAATCATTACAACCGTGACGACAAAACGTATTCGGTGTCAAAATTTGACGATATAAACGTCGAAAAGTTTATAAAAGCTAGTAAGAAAGTCTTTACTGATTTCGAATTTTAAGCGCCCTTAAACCCTTTTTTAAGGCCCCTACACGGGGCCTTTTTTTTGCTCATTATATTTTAGTTAAACAAGCGCGGGGCCGCCGCCCCTTGGCCTTGTAAAACGTATAGGATCTGCCGCCCCTTGGCCTTGGACCGCGAACCGTGGACCGTAGGCCGCTAACTATACCCCGCCCCGCGTAGTTTTATTTCTTTAAACATATACCCCGCCCCGCGTACCTTGGACCATGGGCCGCGTACCGTTTTTAATTGTTCGGGTCCCTTCTAATATCGGGTCAAATAGCGGGGACCGTGTACAAAAAACAGAAAACAAAAGACCACGGCCACCGTTTGTGCACGCGGTAGCTAGGGCCATGTTTTTCACAAATAATCATGTAAAAAATGATATGAATGTTTCACGTGAAACATTGCCTAAATATTGTGCAGAAAAAAGGTTCTTGTTAACTGCCTAAAAAACGTGCATATTAAGGCTGTTTATTAACCATCAACCGAGGTCCGAGAATGAGGAAACGAAAACTAGGCAAAGCGGGGATACGTTACGAGACACGTGGTCGAAAACCCGCCACCATAAAAACCCCTTTGACACGAAAACAAGAACTGTTTGTCCGCGAACTTGTTAGCCGCGATGGGCAGGTCACGTTACGCGAAGCGGCAGAGAATGCCGGGTACAGTGCAACGAGTGCGCACACACGCGCCTATGAGTTAACGAACCCTAATATATCGCCGCACGTTGTTCATGCGATCAAAGAATACCGTCGGGCTTTGGATGAAAAGTATAGTATTACGTTTTCGCGACACGTGAGAGATTTACAGCGTATTCGGGACGAGGCATTACAGAATGGGGCCTATTCGGCGGCTGTGCAGGCGGAGTATCGACGCGGTCAGGCGCAGGGCGATATATATGTTAATAAATCAGAGATACGACACGGGAGCATAGACAGTATGTCTAAGGAAGAAGTTATGAAAGCATTGCAAGAGATAAAGGAGAGTTATGCCCCAGTCACAATCGACATCACCCCAGAAGAGGATAACGATAGCCGTGAAGAAGGAGAGCGGCTTTTACAAACAAGTGAAGGAAGCGGCGCAAAGAGTAAGTCGAAAGCTGTCGCTAACGCGAATTGAAAACTGGGTCGGAGCAGGAATCCCAGACGTCCTCCTCTGTGATACCCATGGTTGTTTTCATTTTGTTGAGCTCAAGTTTACGACGACGGACAAAGTAGATCTGCGCCCGTCACAGGTGTCGTGGCTCACGAAACACAAACACGCCTCTTGTTGGATATTAATTAAGAAGCAGAAGAAGCCGTCGGAGCGTGCAGAATTATTTTTGTTTAAGGCAGAGGATGCGGTAGATTTGAAGATGGACGGGTTGAAAGATAAGAAGCCGGAGTTTCACTGTATGCAGCCGTTTCGTTGGGACGATATGTTTTTTAAGATTGTAGGGGCCCCCTGATGGATGTTTCAGAGCAGGAGGCCAAGCTTAAACTTAGACTGGCACAATTAGAAAAGAACGAAAGGTGTCAGGAGGACTTTTTAATTTTTGTAAAAAATATGTGGCCGGACTTTATTGCGGGTCGGCATCATAAGATTATTGCGGAGAAGTTAGAGCGTGTGGCACGCGGTGAGCTGAAGCGTTTGATTATTAATATGGCCCCGAGACATACGAAGTCGGAGTTTGCGAGCTTTTTGTTTCCGGCGTGGATGATGGGTAAGAACCCTAAGATGAAGATTATTCAGGCGACGCACACCACGGAGCTCGCTGTTAACTTTGGACGTAAGACCAAGAACCTTATTGATAGTGATGAGTACAAGGATATCTTTCCGACTGTTAATCTGTCGGCGGACAGTAAAGCATCCGGTCGTTGGGACACGACATCGGGCGGTATGTATTATGCTGTTGGTGTGGGTTCGAACTTAGCGGGTCGTGGTGGAGACTTGGTGATTATAGATGATCCGCACTCGGAGCAGACGGCGATGTCGAACACGGGTTTTGACGATGCGTGGGACTGGTATACTGGGGGCCCCCGACAGAGACTTCAGCCGGGCGGCAGTATTGTGTTGGTGCAGACAAGATGGTCCGAGAAGGATATGACGGGACAGTTGATGCGTGCGATGGCGAAGGATGAGTTGGCGGACCAGTGGGAAGTTGTGGAGTTACCGGCGATCTTTGAGGATGGCTCACCCTGTTGGCCAGAGTTCTGGAGCCTTGATGATTTGACAGCGGTGCGCGCTTCGATACCGCCCAGTA